ACCAGCAGAAATTTCTAGACTTGTAACAAATCCAGAGCCACTATAGAAATAGTCTCCAGCAGCAGTAGAAGATAGAGTGAATGTAAATGTTACAGCAGTTCTTGCTAACATTTGTGTAGTCAACTCATCTACTTCAGTATCAGCAGCAGTCGAAGGGTTAAAGTCCATAAGACCATCAGCACTAAGGCTGAAGCTTTTTTGACCTCCAATGATGTCTCTAAATCCAGCAGAATCTTTGTTAGAGATGTCTATAGGGTCTACGTTAATACTTAAACTTACATTTTGCGAGTGCATTAGCTTCGCATCAGTGCCTCCGTCTGAAGGACTTACTTTTAGGATTAAATCCGTTCCATTAAAAATTGCCATTTTTTTTTATTTAAAATTTATAACTAGTTATCTAAATCTTTTGAAGTTTCGACTTCCTTAGATTTCTTCTTTGTCGGCTTTGCAATAGCGTCTTCATTAGCGAAATGATTACGCTCTTTTCTACCAACCTCATAAGTCTCGCCTTTGATGTATTCTACACCTCGAAACTCAATATCTTTTTTTAATTTAATCTTATACATATCTATCTATTTATGTTAAATCTGTAATCTTGTCTTATACCGTAAAAGCCTAAACTACCAGCACTATCATCGTATAGCTCGTCTTGAGACTCATAGAATATCTTGTCTACTACTACACCACTATATGTGCCACTAACGTAGTCTAGAGCCGTTCTAACGTGTCCAGCTAAAGCTACCAAGTCAGCGTAGTTATTGTGATACATACTTATCTGTACAGTTACATAGTCGTATTCACTTACACCGTTCTTAGTGTTGTTAGGTATATCTGCTACCATTTGATAAGTAATATAAGGTAATTTACTTTGTGTAGGAAAGTTATACCTAGATGGAAATATACGCTTATTGCCATCAGTAGTTACTAATGGACTTACATTGCCATCGTTTCCTAAAATATTATATACTACTTTACCTATCTCCATTACTTCATTCTTTTATCAATGAGCTTTTTTACTTGGTTTATTACGTCATTTTGTGCTTGGCTACCTTTATTCATTGCAGCTCTATCTAACATTCTTAGTCCTGGAATACCTCTAAATCCATACTCTAAAAAGTAAAAGTAGAATCCAGTCTTTTTCATATCAGCATAAGCACCTTTAACTCTTGGTCCAATATATACTGCTGGTGGTCTACCTCTTCTGTTCTTACCGTTTATTACAGCTAGAGACTTTCTTAGCTGACCACTCTTCTTAGGTACTAAGTCTTTTAACTCTTGTAGTATAGGCTTAGATGCTTTTCGCATACCTTGTCTCAAGATAGTTTTATTCTTGCTATCAGACATATTAAGGCTCTCTAAGTCCTTAATCAAAGACTTAAGCTCTCTCTCATCTATTTTAGCTGATACTATCATTAGTAGTCAAAAGGATTTATACCGTTATCTATTAATACATTTACCCAGTCTAACTCGCTTGTGTACATATCTACGTCTTCCCACTTAGTTTCTATACATTGGTAGGTTTCTAATGCACCCCAAGAAACTATCTCTCTTTTATCATTCCATACAATAAAGTAGCTCTTTACTTCTGGGTAGCATATTTCTGTCATTCTTAGTTTAGACATATCTTAGCTTGTTAGTTCTGTTAGTTCAGCATCTGTTAGAGCTGTGTTAAATACTGTTATTGCTTTGCATTTACCATAAAACTTATCTGCTGCATTTCCATTATCAAAATCTAATTCTGTCAAAGTGTTTGCATTAAAAGTTGTACCTGTTGTTATTGTACTTCCTATTTGTGAGCCATTAATAAATAGTTTAAACTCGTTTTCTTTATATGAATATGCAATTTTATTAAATTGTTTAATATCTGTTAGTGTTTCAGTATATAAACCTTGTGCTGCACCATTATATAAAACTATTTGTATTTGATTAGCAATAGTTCTGAATTCCATTTGCACAAATAAACTACTCGTTCCATTATTTAAAGTAATTCTTCTTTTTGTACCATCATTTTCTAAAGCTGCTATCTCTAAATATAACACACCCTCTGTACTATTTATTAATGTACTATTACCAGCGTTAGTGCAAGTTTCTGCATCTCTAGTAACCGTTGAGCCATTAGTAGGTATGTAAGAAGTTGCGTAGGATAAGGCTTCTAACTGACCTCCCCACATATATATTCCATTAGAAGGGATTTCATTAATCCATAAACCAATAGTAGATGTTTGGTTTTCAGACAAATCATATCTAACCCAATCAGTAGTGAGTGTTAATGTTTTTTGTGTTATAGTTTGTGCAGGGTCTCGTAAAATTACTTGCTCTCCACCTACTATACCTTTTAAATATATACTTTTAGTATTATTTCCACCACCAAAAGCTACTGCCTTATATAAGCCATTAGAACCATCACTTGTTATCTTAGAAGCATTATATTCTCCACTAGGACTTAATGTTTCAGTAGTATTAGAATAAACTGTTGTAGCTGCGTTTACAGTCCAAGTTGTAAAATCCTCACTATAAGGCAATAAGTTTGTACTCTGTGGTTCAAGTAATAAATGACCATCAGCATTATCTGTAAAGTCTATTCTAGGTATATTGTTTCCTATAGTCTCTATTAAGCCATTTCTATCTACTCTTGTACCTATGCTATTTCTAGTAAAGTCAAAAGGTACTGGCTTAAACCTATTCTCATCATTATACCCTAAAGTATTGCCGTCTTTTACAGCCCATTTAGTGTCTCCGTATTTAATAGTCGCTGCCATATCTTATTCTATTGTGTATCCTAAATCTGTAGCCATTGCGTTAAATGAACTCCAAGAAGTTAATTTTTCTAACTCATCGTCTGATAATGCTTCTCCAAATACTGCTAGTTCTTTGCATTTTCCGTAGAAAGGATAAAGACCATTAAAATCAAAACTTATATCATTAAGAGTATCTGCTGAAAAAGTCGTGCCACTACTATCACTTCCAACTTCAACACCGTTTACCCATAATGCAAAATCATTAGCTTTCCACTTAAAACCTACTTTTATGAAGCTAGTTATATCGGTTAAAGTATGATTAAACTCTCCACCTTGTACGCTACCATTAAATAAGTAAGCATTAATATTATTAGAAGTTGAGTTATATCTTAATATAATTCTATTATTTCCACTACCATCATCTATTGAAATTTGTCTTTCTGATTGGTCATTAGCCAAAGCTGCTATCTCTGCATACAATACTCCTTCTGTTGAGTTTATTAAGTCAGCACTACCAGCACCAGTTGCAGTCTCTGTAGCTCTTGTCTCTGTACTTCCAGTTAGTGTTGGTATGTATGATGTAGCGTATGATAGTTGTTCTATTTGAAAACCCCATAACAATAAAGAACCTATTTCTGTTGTTTGAATTTTAGGAAATCTTGTTGCACTTGGTAAAGTTTGTGTAATTTTAAATCTTTGCCATTCAGTTGTTGCAGTACCACTATTCATTGTGTAATCCATATTACCATAATTAAAATCGAGTGTACCGCTTTCTGTTTTTGCATAAAAAGACATTGTGTATTCTTGACCACTTACAAAACTCGTTGTTCTTACAATTTCTCCGCTTGATGTTGTAAAATCTAACTTATCAGCATTTTGTGTGCCTTCAGGACTAATTGAATTATTTGAATTTATTGTACAGTTATTTTTAGCCCAACTACTATCAGTAAAATCCTCACTATAAGTAACAAGATTAGTAGAAGTAGGCTCTAACAACCAATGCCCATTCTCTCCATTACTATCATAGTTTATTCTTGGAATGTTGTTGGTGTCTATTACTTCTTGGACTATTACGTTGGTTATAGTTAAGTTAGCATTAGTAGTAGGCTCTAAATATAAATCATCAAAAGTAGCTACAAAAGTTTGTGTCTTGACTCCAACCGTATCAAAACTTGGAGAGCCTGGCTCTAAGTTTGCAATACTACCAGCAGTTATAGAAGTAATTTCAAAACTAAGTTGATAGGTTTTACCTATTGTTATAAAGTTAGTTTGATATAATTTCCTATATGCACTTACTGTACCACTAAATACAGCTTCATCATCTCCTAAACTCCAACCATTTTGTAAAGTCCAATAGTCATTAGGGTCTAGTTCTTGGACTACTATATTGGTTATTGAGCCTTGAAAATCTTGACCACCAAAATTAACTGGCTGAAAATATAATAATGGATTTACGCCAGATGCACCGTAAACAGTATGGTTACCACTTGTTGTTATTGTATTTAACTGAACAGAGCCACCTAATACTGGTGCAATACCACCTTGATTAACATCAAGAGTAAAGGCAATTTTATATGATTTACCACTACTTAAGCCTATGTTTTGACTAATTGCAGCAGTAGTTCCATTAAATTCAGCCTTATTATCTTGTACACTCCAACCAGTTCCTAAAGTCCAATCTGGTACTTCTTTAACTGATACGTTGTCTATTGAGAAAGTATAATCTCCACCTCCATTTCTAGCACACATAATAGTATTTGAATTACTATTAGCAGTAAAAAAAATCTCTATATTTTGTGTAGAGCCATCAAAATTTATTATACCATTAGCTGTGTTTAAACCACCATTGTTAGCTGCTGCGTCAAAAAAAGTACAAGCCTTACCAGATGTACCTATAACAGTAGCTTTCAAAACATAAGTTGAGCCAGAATTATATGTTATAGATTGACTTATAACTTGATAACCTCCACTTGTTATAACAAAATTAGCAGCATTATCTATAGTAACTCCAGAGCTTTTACTCCAATCACTATCTGTAGCAAAGTCTCCATTAGTAACTAACTCACTACCTAAGTCAAAAGTACCATTCTGTACTAAGTCTGTTCCTATCTCACTAAAGTCTCCATTCTGTACTAAGTTACTTCCTAGAGTTCTACCTACCATCTCGA